TATCATCAGAAGTCAACTGTCTCAATGTACCAACTGTAGAACCTTGCTGAGCTAAGTCTACGTTTTTGAAGAACTTACTACCATCTTTGTATGTAATTGGATAAGTTACTAATGGCTCAACTGGCAATGTTGCATAAGAAGAAGGGCCTGGAACATTTTCTGTTTTACAAGCAGATGCATAATATAAGTCGAGAGCATCTTCTGTTGGATTTTCAATTTCAATATATAAAACAGCATTTTCATCTGTTCCGTCTTTGTATATGTTTGTAATAACACCTAATGAAGGCTGAGACCATCTTGCAAAGTAGTTGTCTACAGAGTTGAATATTTCAATAGTTGCTACTGGGCCAGTTGTATTTCTCAACTGAATAAAGTATTGGCCATTCTCAAAATGAGGAACACCTAAAACAACTTTATCAACATCAGTAAGAGTTGTCTTACCTTTCCAATAGATATTTTCAACTGCTAATTCTTGAGTAGAAGCGCCTTCAACTGATATATTCTTTGCTCCAATATCATTACCAACTTGTAAATCACCAGCAACTGTACCATCACCTAAAATAGAAGCATCGCCATCTGTACGTAAAGTTCCAATAACGGCTGAACCTAAAGTAGCAGAGTTTGTTATAATTGACTGTGCTGATATGTTCTGCAATACCCAGTTAGTAATGTTTGCTGTAGTTGCTGTAAGAGTACCAATAGTAGCTTCTGATAAAGTGGCATTACTAGAAATCAAATTAGTAATTCTACCTGTTGTAGCCACCAATTCATCTAATGTTGCTAAGCTGCCTTCTAATTCCTCTATAATTGCCTTTACTGTTACTTCTAAGTTCTCAATGTTTACATTACCTAAGTTAGCTTCTGTTGCCTGTAAAGTTGTAATTGCAGCATTTATAGCAGTAATCTGGTCTGTATTTATAGAGTCGGCCATTTGTTCTTTGTAATCTGCAAGATTTTCAGCTAAATTGTCAAGAGCTTGTATTGTTTCATCAATTCTAACTGTAAGCTGGTTGATGTCATCTTTTGTAGCTCTATTATCATCCTTACTGAATATTTCTTGTGATAATTGTTCATCGGGAAATAATTTTCTCATCTGTTCTAATTCCTTTTATTTTATTAGATTTTACTGATAAATACTTCCTGTACATATCTTACAAGTACCTGTTGTACAACCTTCATTACAAGAACCAGTGCAACCTTCGTTGCAGTTAGTAGTACATCCAGCATTACAGTTACTAGTACATCCATCTTGACAACCATAAGTACAGGCTGCTTCACAGTTTGCACAAGTAGTATTACAACTTCCTCTACAAGGACTACATTCTCCATTTGCACAAGTACTATCGCAGCTTCCTGTACAAGTACCACATTCTCCATTTGCACAGGTTGTATTACAAGTTCCACCACAAGTTTCTGCTATACCACAGCCTTGACTATATCCACATTCAGCTGCTTCACCAAATGCAGGTGGGCATTCACCAGTTGAACCACAAGTACCCCATCTTTCAGCGCAAGCTACTAATACAGGTTGGTCACAAGTTGTCCAGTCTTCACCGACATATCCACAGTCATCTTCTCCATAATTTATACAACCTCCAAGACCTGAATATTCACAATCATTCTCTCCTACATCCTTGCAACCTACTTCACCTACGGCTTCGCAACCCTTTTCCCCATAGTAAACACAATTAGCTTCCCCTGCAGCTCGACAGTCTTTTTCTCCTGGATATCTACAATTGGTTTCTCCAGTCTTATTACAACCTACTTCTCCCGTATCAGTGCAAAAACCTTCTCCTGCGAAAGTGCAACCAATTTCCCCGGGGAATTGACAATCATCTTCACCGTTATATATACAACCATCTTCTCCTAAGGCTACACAATGTTCATAACCATTATCATCCTTTATATATACCTCACATCCTGTTTCACTTACAGAAGTACATGCATCACTTTCAGCATATTGCTCACAGTTAGCTTCTCCATAATTGAAACAACCAGCTTCGCCATGTTTGTTACACCCCTCTTCTCCTGCTGCTTGGCAATCACCTTCTCCTACATCAAAACATGCTTCTGCAATAAATATATCATCACAAGCATCATTACAAGTATCATTACAACTTTCATTCAAACCATTCGCACAACTTTCAGCAGCATCTGCACATCCACCACCTTGTATAGTACAAGTTTCTCCACAATCTAATGATATTTCACAACCGGAAGTACAAGTATTGCCTTGAGTATTTTGACAAGAACCATAACAAGCATCTAAACAGTCCAATTGGTCTTGAATATCATCTGCTACATCTTCAAGGTCGTTTTCTACATTATTCAATGCATCATCTATTTCCTGTAATGTTTCAATAGTTGCATCACCTGTTTGACAGAAATTATGAGCTTCTTCAGTTGCATCTTCTACCTGTTCGTGCATATCAATAACCTGCTGGTCCATAATAGTACGTAAGTTTTCAGCAGTAGATTGCATGTTTAACAAAAAGTTTCTCAAAGAATCTAGGTTTTGATTTGATAATCTAAACTTTTCTTTATAAGAGTCTATAACAGAGCGAGAACTTCTATCAAGATTGGACTTATTCATTTGTCTTGCATATATCATTTACTTATTCTCCTCTACAATCCGAGACGCCTGGCTAACAATTGTATTCATACCAACCCATTTATTTCTTCTCATATAAATTGTCTGTAATACTTGGGTTATCGAGTCTGCAATCCATTGTAAGTTTTTAGAGATGGTAGTCAACTTATTAGCAGTATTTATTACGTTTTTAGCAACCACTTGCTGTTGGCTAGCATCACTAATAATCTGGCTTACTTCTTCATCTTCTCTATGTACAATAGACTGCAAGCCAAGGTTACGAGTTTCATCTTTTCTATTTTGAGCACCATTATCGCGTTCGTGGAGCACTATCTGAGATCCTGCACCCATATTTCTTTTCCTCTTTTATTTATTAGATAATGGCTCATAAGCAAAGCCAGTCAATCCCATTATCAATTCAGACTGAATACGATGTCTTTCAAACTTTACACCTTCATTGTAAGCATTATCTATCTTATCTTTTGAAACAGTAGCGCCTAATTGTCTATAGCTTTCCAACAACTGGTCTAAAACTTTTACGTTTTGCAACAACTGAACCCATCTATATCTAAACTCGCAGTTAGGATTTACTTCTTCTGAGCCACATCCTGTACATTCTGATTGCATATAGAATTTACATATTTTACAAGTATCAGGTTCAATCCAACCACCTGGATTCTTTACATCGTGTTCACTGTCAATAAGGTTACATTCACAATAGCCACCAATAGTATCAATAACAAATGTCTGATAGTTGCCTAAGTCATCTTTCTTTGGATAATACTTAGAATCACCAAGATTATGTCTTGCTAATTGAAATCTTCTGCAAATACCATTACCATCTGATTTAGACTTCAGTACCTTCCATCTTTCTACCTGTTCAGCAATATATCCATAGTAAGGCTTCCACATCAGTTCATTTCCTATGTTAGGCTGTTTTATAATAAGAGCTAAACGTAACCAATCATTCATATAATTGTCAAGTTCGTGAGCCAATAAGTGGTCAAGTTCAAGATTACCAGTATTTGCATTTTTCCAGTTGTGGTGAGCAACATTTCCTAAAGGTTTTCCTTCCAACTCTTTGTAGAAGTTTGAACCAAACTGGCCTCTAGTGTTTTTAGCGCCTAAATCATATATACCATCATATACTCTATTGAGCTTGATGAATAATTTAGCAAATACATCTTTTGGCATTTTGATAGATTTGAAATAGTCGTCCCAATACTTTTTGTTAGCGAATACATCATAGTTGTAAAAATTGAGACAGTCATTTACCATATTCAAATGACCGCTTCTAAACATATCAGCAATATTAGCTGCAAAAGGTTCATCATAAATTGGGTCAATGTCACCTGTTCTAATCCACTGACCAATACCATCGTGTGATAATTGGCAAGTCATATTATGTTCTCTAATGAAATCACATATCTCATTTCTTGCTAAAGGATAACCACCTGTTGATGTATTTATCATCAACTTCATTCCATATCTGTTGACAAAGAAGTCTTCCAAAAAGTCTACTGTCTCAACTGTAGCTAAATGACAAGTAACTGGGTCTCCACCCCATAAGTCAATATGTACTTGAGCTTGTTCACCTTTCTTTTGTTTTTCAACTGCCATTTTGAACCTATCATTATGTTCCAATGTTTCGGTCATTTTATTGAAATCGGCTTTGAACTCATTGTATGTTTTTTCATCAATCTTTTCCAATGAGCCAATAATATCTGATTTATTTATACCTTGAGTATAATCCAATGTAGAAGCAGCCGAACAATACTTACAGTTGTGACTACAGCTTTCTACACCTGCCATATTGATTGAGTAGTTTATATGATTACTATTACCTTTTGCTACAGGTCCTTTATAATCATTTCCGCAGTTCCAAGATTCTAATTTCTGTCCCATTATTCTTTTTCTCCTATATCTTCTAATAAATGTTGTTTATTTGATGTGCCAACTAATGTTATATCAATTAGTGGTTCTTTTCTAATTAGTTCAAATGCTTCTTTTGCATTTATTCTTCCTTCTTCAGTTGGTCTCATATTTATAATAGTAAAACCATTTGATTTCAGATATTCCAATCCTTTATGTCCCGGAGCAGCCCATACACCATTTGTCCATCTTTCTACGCCATCAACATTGAAAGGATTATAACTAATCATAGCAGTATCTATATCTGCATTCATCTTTTTCATTGTCTCTATAAATAATTTTAGTTTAGTCAATGAGCAATGAGCCGAAAAACCGATATGATTTATTTTACCTTCTTTCTTTAGCTTTTCTAATATTGGTTGTATTCTTTTATAAAGCTCTAAGTCTTTTCTAATACTATAGCCTTTACTATGTTGCAAATCGAATATTGCGTGATATAAATAATACTCAAAATAATCCTGACGAGTAGCGGCCAATTGCATATTCAATATAAAACGGATAGATTTCTCTAATTCTGCATCTGAGCAGGTATAGATATCAACCGGATAGACTTTATCAAAAAGAGGTAATTTATTAATAATCTTATAGTCTTTTTTATCTTTTAGAAAGTCACCGAGAAATCTATCATTTACTAAAGGCCCAGAATACCCATACCCACTGTCAAATATTCTCATTCCTGCATCCCAGGCTGTTTGGTATACTTCTTCTTTATTACTTCTACAGCCACCTATTCCATAAATCATTATCTTATAGCTCCTGTGTTTTTCTTATAGTTTGTTTCGTTTGACTTTATCTCCATCCGAGTTCCATCCTTACAGAAAATAATAATAATGTTGTCTTCTGTAAATGACTGAAGTTTCTTTATCAAATCTTCATCTAAATCCTCTAATAAAAGAGCAGCGCCTTGTTTATGATATGCCTCAATAGTCTTTTTCAAAGATTCTAGTTTCTTTATTAGTTTCTTTGAATCCTCGTTTACAGATTCGGCTAAAACTCTTTCTTTTTCTAATTCTGCTTTTCTTTGTTTATATTTAGCGAACAAAATGACGTCCTCCTTCTCCGTTACCTACATCTAATAAACCAATCTCATTACCGCCTTGGAAATCTTCATACTGTTGAACCATTTCTTTCACGTTAGTTATTTCCTTGGCAGGTTTATTCTGTTCTATTAATCCCATTACGTCGTAAGCGAATTGCCTACTACAATATAGAATTGCAAACATAGCGTTACCATGATATGCATCGTCATCTAATTCATGTAAAATAACGTCTGTATCTTCATCTCTCTTCCATATCATGTTGTCTGCATCTTCTATAGAAGCTTTAGCATTATTTGAAAATACTACCGTGCCTGCTGTACACCAATCTGATAATTGATCGAGTGCATAATCTTTATCATATTTATAAGCTAGAGCAACATTTGGAATATGGTAAGTAGTGTATAAATCTTGAGCGGCGTCTTTTTCGTTGGTATCACATATTACCATTGGTTCTCTATCTAATTTGAAATTGTCTTTTAGATATTTTACCATTTCCTGTATCTTTTCAGCTCTTTCATTAACACCTTTTTTAGCTTCAGACCAATCTTTTATAACGTACATTTTCTTTTCATTCTTATTAGCCAATATACCAACAACGGCGGCTTTATCTTCGTATCCAGGGTCTACACCTACATATGCATAATGGTATAATTTATTCTTATCAGGTTCTTCTTTGAAGTATTTCTTTATATAGATAGCTTCACTATCGTAAGCATTAATATCCCCCATATACTCTCTTTTGATAAAGTTAGAGTCTGGGCTTACTCCATATAATTTACAGGCTTCTTCAATTACTTTTTCTCTATTAGGAATAAAAGGATTGTCCATAAAAGTCCAATGGTATCTTTTTACAGACCCGTTGTTCCATAAATCATGTGCAAAAGATACTTTAGTTCTAGGAGGAGTTCCAACGAATATCATTTGAGAATCCGCATAGTCGATAGTTGCTGGCTGCAATACTTCCTGTACTAATTCTCTCAAGTGCCTCATATGACCAAACTCGTCAATTACTGCTAATGATACTTTTTCTCCACGAATTTTATTAACATCAGATGCATTATTGTTTCCTATAATAAGTAACCAAGAACCATTATCAAATTGAACTAAACCCCCTCCTATAGAACCTTGTACTATCTTGAGTGCATCTCCTACAGCATTCATTGCAGTTTCAAAAGGTTTAGAAATCTGTCTAACGGCGGCATCAAAAGACCTGTTTATATAAACTACGTGTTGATCTGGTTTTAGAAGTCTCTTTACTAATTCCCTTCCCATCAATTCTGTTTTACCACTACGACGGGAGTTGATAATCAATATTATCTTATCTGTATCGTTGTCAAATACTTCTTGTTGTTTATCGTATAATGTTTTACGGATGTTATAAACGGCGAAAGATAAATCTCTATTCATTTGTTTGTTAAGAGTTTCATCTAATGTTGCCAATAATTTCTCATCAAAGATAGAAGCAGCTAATAACCTTGCGGCCTGACTATTAGGATTGTTTTTAGCTTCCTGTAAAAAGTTGTTTATAAAGTTTGTCATATAACTATGACCGTTCTTTTCAATTCCTAATAATTTATCTCTAATCTCCTCTTGCACTACGGGAGTTATTCTTCTATGTTTACCATCTTTCAAAGCTGGGGATTTAGTAATGGCCTGAGTAGTGGCTCTTTTAGTTTTAGACTTTTCACTCTTTCTACTGGCTTGGGCTTTTGCTTGTACTTTTGGATTTTCAAAGCCACCTTCTTTTGTATGTACTGGACTTGGGTTACTCATATCTCTCCTCGTATATATTATTATTAGACATATCCATATCTTTTCCTTCTTTATATTTATCTTCTGGGAACTGTATTACATTCATTTCATACCATTTGTTTTTAGGGTTAGTTATCTCCCGAAGACAGCGGAGGTAACAATAACTCGATAATTTAGAAGGCCTTACCCCTTTGGTCAAAATAAACTTCATACAATAGGCGCATCCATCCGTTGTGTAATCTAACAACTTTTCATCTTCAACAATTACTCCCCTCTTTTTGAAGTAGGATTTGAAAATATTATGACAACATCTAAAGACACAAAACCACATGTTATCCCTGTCATTCTCATCATACGCCTTCTGAAACAATTCTTCGTTTAGTTTCTTATCAAACGGTTTTAACAATTCTTCGTAAGTCATGTGTTAATCTCCAACATATTATCTAACACTTCCTTCAATCTAGTCAAGACTGTTGGATCTTTTTCATAATACCTATATAAAAAATGCACAGTTTCATGCGTTTGTTTGTTCAAAGAAATAAAGTGATTTATGTCTTCCAATTTTTTATAATTTTCTGGGCGCAAATCTAAATGGTGACAATTATAACCTTTTAACAATTTATGCCCGGTAATGTAATCTTTACCACCATCTTTATGATATACTTTCTTTCGATGTTCTTTCCAAACTTTGCTACTACGAAACTTACTTTTAAGATTTTGCTCTTTACTCAAATATATACTCCATTTCAAAATCATCTTGAGCTAAAACCCCCAGATAGGTACCATCTCTATCTAAAGGTAAAACATAACCTTCTTCATCGATGAGTGTAACCACAGGAGTGTATTTATCATCTTTATCATAGCACAAAATGATATTCTTCTTATACTCTTCCGGCATATTGAAGTCTTTTACAACATATTCTACAGCTTCTGTTATATTCTTGCTTTTGAAAAACTCTTCATCTTTAGAAAAACGGGCGAAATCTTTAATCATTTCATCTTCTTTCTTTCCAACTAACTTACCGATAGTTACAATAATACTACCGGCCAAACTTCCGTATAAAGTGTAAGTCTTCAACTTCTTGTTAGCTTCCGCATTTTCTTTGATTTGTTTTATTCGATTGCTCATTTATTATAATCTCCTCTAATTGAATTAGTATTTCAATTGTTTTATTTAGTTTATTTTCGAGAGTATCTATTCTATCTTTCAAATATAAAAGATCACTCCGCGGATCATACTGCATATACAAATTTCCTTATCGAAACTGGGATACCATATTTTACAGATTTACTATCCCCAGAAGGGTCAAATATAACATCACCTTCTTTATTCATGCAAACAAAATGAGTACCCCCGTTATATTCAAACATTACAATGTTTACATCCTCTGTTAGTTCCTTCAACGAATAGGGTACCTTTGTTACATCTTTTATCTTTTTATAAGAAAAACAATTTACAAAATCAACTGGATATTTTATATAACCACCATCTTCTAAATATTTATGATTCCACCCCGACAATGTAATCATAGCTATTTCCGCATCACTTGCACTTGGATTGAACTTTTTTACCAAACAAAAAGCGTAACAAATACCGCCAAAAAACTTCTTATACTTTTCTTGCAGATTTTCCATCTTATTTATCCTCCTCTACTACTTCTACCTGATCGAACTCCTCATCTAAGTTTACAATATTATGGGAATCGCAATGAGTACATTTTATAAAATGCCATAAATCTTTAGTATTTACTACCAAAATAGATCCACAATCTTTGCATTCCAAAACTACATTATTCATTTAGAAATCCCCTTCTATATTGCCTAAGGATTTTTCACCCTTATTATAAATAAATCCATAAACAGCTATAGGTTTACCTTGAAACTTCCCAGAAGGATCAAACCTGACTTTATAATTAGAAACTATAGCGTAATGGACTTCCTTATCAACTTTATATTCGATAATCCAACTATCTCTAGGAAGTTCCTTTAGGTCATCGATGCGTATACGTTTATAATCTATAGGGGATTTTTTACATAAACTTTGAATATAAGGAATAGGGCTTTCAAATTCACCACGAATAGATAGTAGACCCCGTCTAACCCCAAAAAGCATATAAGAGGCTATTTCGGTATAATCTTGTTCTTTGGAAAAATATCTAGTAAGACAAAGTGCAAATTCTGAATGGAAGAATAGGTTTTCAATATACTTGAAATAATTTCCAGAAACAACATCTTCATTTCTCATTTCGTAATCTCCTTATAATATATTTAGCCTACCCATAGCAAATTCTTTACTGATTCTCCTAACAGGTTTTTTTCGATTTATTTGCCTGTCAAGTAAAGTTAACTTTGCTTTAGAGCGTGTAGTATATAATACCTTTACTGCATCTAAAAAATCTATAGAATTATACAATTTCATAGCATCACATTGCATTTACAAAATCTCCTCTACTTCTTTGATAATAAAATTAGTGGCATGGGACTGTATTTTGTCTTTTACTAATTCGATTTGAACAGGATTTAGATGGGAAGCTTGAAGAAGAAAATCATTTCCCTCTTTTAGTCCCCTAGCAGCTAGTTTAACAAAACTAGGCACTATCATCCAGTTTGTCAAATCTTCGCTATCTTCTACTTTATAATGTTTTATAGCTTTGGGAGTAAGATATTCTACAGCATCATCTATTAACCCTTTACACATAGAACTATCTTCCCAAGATAGATGAAACTTCTCCCCTTTCTCCAATTCAGGTAAATCGTCACTGTTTATAATATCAAATTGTTCTTGGGTGAGGTTAGAAGGATCAAAACCCCTGGCCTTAGCTCTTGATCTTAGTTTAGAAACAATATTATGGTATTGATCAAAATTATATTCCATCAAATCAGGATAAGCTCTTCTAACAAAACCTGACACACTATTTTCCCTTCTTGGTGGCATTTTTATTCCTCCTTTAACCCGTAAACAAAGGGCCAATCCTTTATAGATCTAGCATAACCTGCATGCAAAGTACTAAGATTTCTCCAATAACCTTCTCTATACCTATCCATACAAACATCCTTTTTCAAAAAGTGTTTATCTAAATCGTATATCTCGTTTACAGTATAGCTATTATATTTTTTATCATATTGCCATACAACTTTGAAAAGTTTACCCCTAACCTTTTCAAAAGGATCTTCGTGAAAAACCTCCTCTTGCATTAGTAAATATTCATAATCTATTGGAATATTTGTACCCCATAATAAATTATATAACCATACCTTACTACAAGTACTGAAACTTATAAAATGCCTAAAAGACATATTCAAATTGTTTCTAAAATGGGCAACAAATATTGGATTCTGGGCCCTCGACATTGTCAACTCAACACTCTCTAAAATAAGATAGGATTCTATTCTATCTGATTTTTTCTCATACCTCATAAATTACTCCTAATATAAATGATATGTAATAATTAGTGCAACTTGTTTTGTTTTTCCGCACTATATATTATAAAAGGAGAAAAGAATGATTGCGAAGCAAAAATTTCTATTGAAAAAAGATGGAACATGTAGGAAATCCTCATTCTGTATGTATCCAGAACTTATAGAAAACTATGAAAAAGCAATTGCAGATAAGGATAATATATGGATTTGCCATCATAAAAAAGAAGAGTTTTATACCCAGCGAGAATTGATAAATTTAGGTATGTATTATAATGTACCCCCAGAAGATTTGGTTTTCGTAAAGGACTATAAAGAACATTATAGTTGGCCTCATAAAGGTAGGGATTTACATAAAGGTGAATCCAAATATGGGTCCAAGGAAAAAAGCTATCAGGTAATGAGAAGAAGGGAAAACGATAGGTGGAATAAAAAATACCCAGCTTATTATAAAGATCATAAAGAAGAATATGCAAAAAGAACTAAGAAAGCTTACGAAAAAGATAAAAAAATTATTTGCATTTATGAAGGAAAAGAAATTAGATTTACTACACTTCGTCAAAAAATTGGCTCAAAAGAAGCCAAAAAATATATCATAAATGAGGGGAAATAAAATTTTGCACTAATTATATTCATAATTTATGATAAGGAGTTAGCATATGAATAGAGCAAAAAGCAAAGCATGTCGGCTAATTATAATGCCGACTAAGGGATTAGAAGGGATTAGTTGGCACGTATTTTCTTTTCCTACCTTGTATCTTTTTCTACCTTTCGAGATGTAAGGTAGGTTTCTTTTCATATAATACAAAAGGTGCAAAAAGTAAAACAAATGCACTAATTATATAGAACGTTGGGATAACGTACATGGGGTGTGATAAGTTTCTTGACTCGCTTATCACACCCTCCTTTTTACTTAGAGTCAAGAAGGAAAATATTATGAGTCAAGAATTAGGTTATTCAACAGTGTATAGTAGATACACATCGGAAATCGAGTGTCTAAGATTTTTCCCAGAAGACACATTCAAATTATTCAATTATTACAAAGAAAAAGATCCTACCTATAAGTGGGCTGTAAAAGAATTTATATCAGATGCTTTAGTAACATTACCAGAATATATACCTACAGAAGAAATCCAACAACAGAACGGTACCGTAAAAGTTAGAAAGCTTTACAGACTTAGTATTAACCTTTACAAAGAACTTGAAAAAAGAACAGAACAGTATTTCTTAGAAAATGAGGATGTTTGGGGTAAATTCAAAGTAGAGAAAACATCTAATGAAGATTTCAAATCAATATTGCACGAACTTTGTTACAAGCTTGATCCTAAAGAAGAAAAGATGTTCGGATATTGGATCTGGCAAGTAGTAAATAAGTTGAGAGGTAAATTCCCAGAATATCCAACTTTCTTAGGTATGGTAGGTAAACCAGGCGATGGTAAAGACTTTACTTTAGGACAGTTCCAATTGGCATTAGGTTGCGGGGATGATACAGGTCTTATTCCTAGAGGTTTTTCAATGTCAGAATTGGATGCAGCTTTCTGTGGTAAAGAATTTTACAGTCAAGGGGTAGTAAGATTTGAGGAAATATCTGCTAGACGTAAAGCAGATATCGATACTTTCAAAACTGTCATAACAAATCCTAAGGTAACTGTAAAAGAAAAGTATAAAGAGCCATTTGAATTCCTATCTCGTAATAGTTATTGCGGTACTGCAAATGAATCTTTCCAGTGCATGGTTAATGATACAGAAAACCGTCGCATCATTGAGATCAATTGGAAATCTGTAAAAGGAGAAGTCTCTAAAGAGAAAGTTAGAAATATATTTGAAAGGTTAATAGCTTGTTGCCCTGTTGAAGGGATATATGATGAAGAAGAAATTCAGAGTTATATACATGAACAATTCGACGGAGATATAACAACAGATAAGATTTGGTCTAACAGAGAATTTATGGAATTCTTGAAAACTAGTACCAGAGTAAGAGTAGGTCAGGTAAAAGAATATATGAAATGTTCATTTGCAGAAGCTCGTAAATTCTTACAGGATGAAAGGTTCTTTGAATATGTAGAAACGGGTCGTTATTATAAAATCGACAATGTAGCTTTATTGAATGCCCTAAATATTGAGTAATTCAATTTTCAATTTCAATATTGAACAAAACCTGAATAATTGAATATTCAGGTTTTTTTATTGGCAAAATTTCTAATAAAAATTGAAAATTGAACGAAAAATTGAACGAAAAATTGAAAAATTGAACTTTACAAATACTAAAGTTTTACGGGGAAAACCGTGGAAAAACGAGGAAAACTTTACAAATACTAAAGTTTTCTTTGCGGGTTTATTATTTTTTCAATTTTTCAATTTTTTTTAGAAAAATATATATAAATTGAAAAAATAAATATATAAATTTTTTTTAGAAATAAAAATTGAAAAAAATTGAACCTCCTTCCTTTACCTATATCGGGGTAGACGTCGGGACAAAAAGTGAAAATGTTTTGGAATTCTTCGTTATATTTATAATATAATTCGATAAGTTTTTCCTTTAAGAGGCTAATTATGTTGTAAAAGGAAAAGACGTAGGTTCAAATCCTACAACTTCCGCCTCTATGAATTAGAGGAAGGAGGCTTAGTTTAGTGGTTCAGAACATTTCCTTTTTAGTTGGCTAATTATAGTACAAGGAGTTGTATATGACAATAATAGCATTTATCGTAGGTATAGTCGTTGGTTGTTTTCTTACTTTGACTAACATGGGGGGTTTATAATGAAATTTCATCCTTTAGAAAGCGAAGAAGGTAGAAGGTATTTACCTATAAACGAGGTTTTACAATTATTAGAAAATACTAAGGATAATTGGGAACGGAAACAAATCTTAGAATATCTAGGAGGTAAAAAAATGTCAATGTTAGAAGCTTTAGATAGAAGTGGTGTAATACTTACTCCTTCTCAATCTTTATTATTGAGACCTTATAAAGAATGTAAAATGTCTTTAGATGAGTGGCTTACATTATTTGAAAGATATGGAGTTGCCTTTTAAAAGCACTAACTATATTGAATAAACAGTAAATGAATTTCAGCTATCATTTACTTTCTCCTATAGATATAAGGGACTAGAAATTGAAACCATCTAGTCCCTTTTCTTTTGGCAGATTTTTTCATTTACACTAATTTAGTTACAAGGAGATTATAAATATGATTTATATAGCAATTTTAGTACACATTGTTCTTACTTCTATATGTGTTTATTTATCAGAAAGATATGATAGAAAACATGGCATAATCGTGTTTTGATGCAAAACTTTTTCGCTAATTATATCATAGGAGATTTAGATTATGATGATATTATTAGGAGTAATGACTGTTGTATTTTTATTAGCCGTTGGTTTCGTCGCAGGCGCAAAACCAAGAGAGAAGCGAATAGCTGAGTTGGAACAGCAAGTTTCAAAACTGGAGAAATATGCAAGATGGTGGATTGAAGAAAATATGTGTAGTTAGTCAAAGAACTAAATGAAGAAATAAGAAATGGGAGATAAGAGAAAATGATAAAAGATTTGTTATTGATTTTGTTATTAGTTGGTTTTGGTGGTTTCCTTATGTTAGCACTTGCTGCAATGTTCAAGGATTTGAGTAGTAAGGAAAGAGAAAATTATAGAGATGAGGAAATATAATATGTTAGGATTTGCAGTGAGTTTGGTTTGTATGATTTTACTTTGGTTGTACATAGATAGAGATGACATCGAGATTGAATGGGATGATAGATAATGCAGCAGGAAAAATTGATTAGAGAAAAAATAAAAGAAAAAGTTTTGGACGAAACTGGAAAGAAGGTTAGAAATATTTTCTTCCTTTGTAGAGGTCATCGTGGACTAGACAATTATAATATATACTGTGTTGTAGGAAACAACGATAACATTTTTGGTGTGGCTTTAGTGTCAGATAGTTTTGATGTAGAAGTTGTTGTATAATTTTAGTTGATATAAAATAAAGAGATAGGAGAAATAAAATATGATAATGTTACCTTTATCTGAGATAGAAGTGATATCACTAGTGATATTTCTAACTAGTGGAATAGATGGTGCCGACTATTTTGTTTTTCAAACGAATAATGGTGTACTACTAGCCATACTGAAAATAACAGACTTTGGTTGTACTTGGGAAACACATAAGTGGATATAAAATAATGGCTACTCGAAAGAGTAGCCATTTTAGGAGAATAAAATGATACGTAAAGAAATAAAAAAACTTTGTAAAAATCCTGAATTGATAGAAAATTATGATAAAGCTGTAGTAGATAAGACTCAAGTATGGGATTGTCATCATAGAAATGAATGTTTTTACACAGAGGATGAACTAAGAGCTTTAGGACTTTATTATGACTGTCCTCCTTGTGAATTGATTTTTCTTACTAGAAAGGAACATTCAAATTGGCCTCATAAAGGTAAAAATGAATATTATAAAAAAATGATTGGTCGTACAGCGTGGAATAAAGGTATTCCTTGTACAGAAGAAATGAAACAAAGAATTTCTAAAAAGTTGACAGGTACTCATCACGAGTCAAGACCTTGTAAAGATGAGACTAGAAATAAAATTTCCCAAACTCTAAAGAATAAAGGTATTACACCCCCATCACAAAAAGGAAAACACTGGTATACCAATGGTACTATAAATAAATTATGCTTTACTTGTCCAGATGGATTTAGACCTGGGCAAGTAAGATAATAAATTAGCATTCAAATTTTGAATTTGTAGGTTGACTTGTCTTCAAATCTGTTACGTGAGGTGTTATAGATTGTATAGCACTATCTGTAGTAATTGTCAATCTAATACCTTGTGCACGAATTAGTCGGGGTGAGAAAGAAATCAATACAGAATGTGACCATTTATCCCAATCAGTTGCATTGATATGCATTCTTTTTTCTTCTGCCTGAGTAGAGACATCTGTCAAGCTTCTTACTTGTAGTTTGACATCCTGTTCTCTATGTTCTGGGTCATATAAAGTAATTTGCCATCTATCAATTGAAGTCAATTCTCGGTTGCCCAAGCCCCAGAATGAAGTTTCAATATATATTGGCAAGTCTTCAAAATCTTCTACATCGTGATAATATCTGAGAGTTGTTATTTTATCCTCTACAATATGAGTATTACCATCAACGAATTCAATATCTGAAACATTCTTATAGTCTTCCAAACAATATGTATTTTGTGGGCCAAATATTAAAAGACCTTGTTCAGTTGCTATATAAATAGATTGAGTTGACTCATCATACCAATGGCTCAATTCATCTGGCTTTTTATCATTCCAAATAAATGTATATTTAGAAGCATCAAAGATTTGCTGTAAATTTGCGTCACCTGTAAAACTATAAACTTGTTTTGTATAAGGATTTACAAAGAATGCAATAGCTGGAGTATTACCAACGTACTTCATATCTCTAATATCTACAATAGCATCCATTTGAGAAATAACACCTGAAGAGTATATCATAGCATACAACTTTTCACCAATTACCGCATAATACTGTCCTTGAATTACAAAGAACCATTTAGCATTTTCAACTGATGAGCCGCCAGCATAATTGTAAAGTAAAACTGGTTGAGACTGGTTGTTATATATCAATGGATATTTACTATAGTCTTCTACAGCAAAGTCATTGTTTCCTGCACCATTTATAAATGTAGTAAATAAGCAAGTTGTAAACTTTATAGATGAAGTAGAAGAGAATACCATACCTGATAAAGTTGGGTCTTTATAGATATTCAAACCGTTAGGGAATACTTTTATAGACGCCAAGTATTTAGCTTGAGTATTAGTAGAGGCACCCCACTGGAAATAAAATTCAATAGCCTGAACTTCTCTTGCTTCATCATATTCACATCCAAATGCTCTAATATAAGGTGAAACATCTTTTTCAGTCAATGTATGGAACAATGAGAATGTAACCGGAATCATAGAAATTACTGGATAACGTGGCACTGTATTATAATTGTAGTTTATACAAGAAGCAAATTTCTTAGCATTTCTTTCTGAGTAATAAGAAGCAACTGTTGCACGATATTTTGTTCTATCATATCCAATCTTTATTCTGTTGTTATAATCTGTTGCATAATGGAATTTTCTATTATGCTCTTCATCCCAAAGATTCCAATAAGAAGTTGTATTTATTAAAATATACTTATTGTCAAAGATTTGTCTAATTTCCGCACCTTCTTCAATAGATATTTTGTAAATCTTATTGTTCTTATCAAAGTAAACTATGAAGTCATCTGAACAAGCAATATAGTTTTCAATTGATATAGAAGCAAAAGGCGTAAGTAATGTACCCATTTCATCTTCACTCTTTGAATATGAAATACCTTGTACTGCGATTGTATCTTCATCTACATAATAGAGAATATTCCATTTACTGTTGTTTTGTACAGAAGTTCTATATCCACCCGGGTTATACCAAGCATAGTCTTCAGAACCTGCATTTGCATATTTATAGAATGGAGTGTCCATTGCATAAGTATTACCTGCATAGTACAACATATCGATTGTGTTACTGTTTGTATAGTCAGTATAAGAATGACCAACTGAAGGTGCAATTTCTGCTAAAGGAGCTGTAAGACTATACAATTCAGATGGTTTTCTAACACCAGCATTGCAAAGTTTAGTATTTGATGTATAGAAGTTTTGACCAGCACCTATTGCATTACTTCTACCAATATAAGCATAAGTATTAGTGAGGTGAGCTTCTATAATATCAAAAGTATACTTATTACTGTTATCAAAACCTGTCAACTTTCCAGACTCTACAATGAAAGCATTTTGAGGAAATTCAATAGACCAAGCACCTTCAGCAGCTTCTGGTATAGTATAATATGAATAAAGATTTCCATTGTCCAAGAATACTTGTGGACAGTTTAGATAGGCCGCAGTTTGAGTACTTGTTTCTTCTCTTGTAATAGTAAACTGTTTAGTAAAATCTGTAACAGTATATTCTTGTCCAAAGAATTCAATAACTGCGCTTTCCATAGTCTGCTTATTCATATAATAGTTGTTGCTAGTATAAGTAAGCTGAAGAGGCCCATCTGGTGTAAGAATTCCTGTTACGTCAGTATTATCTGGCTGTATATGTAAAGTAATTTCAGCATCTTCTTCATATAAATTATCAGCAGATATTGTAAAAGTATTAGTATTGGCAAAAGTTTGCTGTAAATATACAATATAAGTTTGTCCTTCAACTTCAATAGTTTCCTGAGAAGGATTTGGTGCAAAATAGTCTGAGTCTTGATTAGAAATCAAAGTAGTTGGGTCATCTGCATAATACCATAGATTGTCACTCTTCTGAATACATCTTATTAAAGTTCTAACATAATTGAATACCCAAGAGAATGAAAAGTTTGATAGTTTATATTCTGTTATTGTTTCAGTTGAAGAACCATCAGTTGAGATAAAATTAGTACCAGAAATATATGTTCCATTATTATCTACGAATGTGAAGTAACCATTTTCTCTTGTATATAAAATCACATTCTTATTTGAAACTAAAGAAACTGCATATACATCATTCAATGGGTTTGCAATATAAATTATTGGTGAAACACTATTAAGAGTAATTTCAGAAACCCTGGTATCCATTGTTTGACTTGAATTATTCTTTGGTATAAATGAACACCAATGTACTTCTGTAACCTCAGAAGCATTAGTAGCTGTATTCATATACAACATAAAGAGCCTATTTTCTACTTCATAAACTACTACAGCTATAGCGGTGTTTGCGTCAAATACTCTTACTCTTGACGCTAATAAAATACCGTTAGTAAATAATGCAACTTTTGATAAATGATAATTCCTATAATAAAAATCCAATGTGTTAGATTCTGTAGTCCAATCCAAATGAGCTAAAGTTCCGTCGTTATCAAAGTTGAATGCAAGGTATTTAGAATACTCTTCTGTAACATCTTCTTTTTCAAAATGATAACCATCTACTGCAAAAAGATTTTCGCCGTTTTTTGTAAGATAACCATCTACAATTTCGTATTTATTATTTTTATAATCCCATACAGGTTTGTTTATATATGAGTCCTCTTTCTTCCAAAGTGGCATCAACATTCCGTTAATATATGGAGCATTTATATGTTCAACTGATTTGAAATCCGATGCAACTCTAGGCCTATCTTCCTGTAAGTTTAAAAGAGGTGGAAATTCTACCTGTTGTCTTTGCGCTTTCTGATTTGCCATTATAATGATTCCTTTATTTTTATTAGATTTTATAGAGCAGAAAAAAAAAAAGGCTACCCTTTTACAGGTAGCCTCTAAATCTATAGGAGATTTATTTATGAGATTACTTCCATCCTAAGATGTTTTCTGGAGTTGCAGTATAGAACAATCCAACACCACATACAGATGGGTTTGTAACTGCAAGTGAACCGAAGAAGTTGATAGAAGCTCTTACGCTCTCACCATCAGATGTTGCTTCACCTGGTACTACTGAAAGTACATCGTCGATGAGTAACTTGAATGGGTCATCTTCGTGTCCCTTGTTGTCAGCGTCCATAACATCCTGTTTTCCAGGGTTGTTACCTTCGATACCGTCTTTTACAACGTCAGCGTTTGTGTATACGAAATACTCAATTGCTGTCTTATCCAAGATGTAGAACTTTCCTTCTGGAACATATGGAGAATCATAGATGTTGTCAATCCAGTTTGTTGAGAATGCAGCAGCGAAATCAGAGAATCCCATTGTTGCTTTCTTCTTTCCTTTTTCAGAAGTC